TACTGACTTACAGAATGAAATTGAGGAATTACAAGAGGGTATAGCTGATGTATATTATCTTATACCACAATCTTATCGTTCTTATGGTGACTTGAACAATTTTGAGGTTATTGGTTTAAGGGGTCAAGAATACACTGTTGGTTATTGGGATGATGTTTATGAGGCCGCAATCGAGAATCAAGAACAATTAATCGAGGATATTGGTATTGATGGAATTAATCAATATTTGATTGAAGATAATTTAGATAAAGACCAAATCAGAGATGAAATGAGAGATTGGTATTATGATGATGTTCGTGAAAATCCTGATATATATTTCGATGAAGATGATTATGAATTAACAACTGAACAAGAGGAAAGACAAGAACAACTTGAGAACTACATCAACGAAATGGAAGAATTAAAATCTCAAAAACAAGAAGAATTAGAAGGAACTGAGGACGAAGATGAAATAGCTGATTTGGAAAGTGAAATTGAAGAAATAGAAGATAATATTGAGAAAGCTCAAGAGGAACTTGATGGTATTGAACCTGATACTGAACCAAGTGAAGAAATGATTGACGAAAAAGTTGAATCCATTGTTAGACGAACAGACCCAGTAGATTGGTTAAAAGAATTGGGTAGGGATTTGAAAGAGTATGTTGATATAAAAGGGGTTGCAACTGATATTGTAGATAGTGATGGTTTGGGTGTTATGGCTTCTTATGATGGAAGATATGATGAACAAACTGTAACAACTCCTGATGGTAAGAAATATACTTTTGTCATAATGAGAATGAACTAGTTTATTTTAGATAAAACTTTAATTATATTTTGAGTATGAAGAAGAATAAATTAAAGTTTGTTATGAGTACAGATTGGATATTCGAAGGTGTCATTGACGCTGAATTAAAAGAATATGTCCTCTTAGGTTATTTCCAAAAACTGAACAAACAATTGGAAGAAATGAAAGTTTATCCAATGTTCACGGAAATTACCCTCCATTTAGCAAACATTCGAAATCTATTATCAAAGAATCAAATATTATATACAGATAAGTCATTACTCAATGTTGACGATGAGATAACACTTGCTGACCTGAAAACTAAGGACAGACCAATCTTAACCATACACGAAGAAACTGAACTTATAAAGATATTAAAATATAGTGATGCCAAACTACAAGATTACTTTGACATCATTAAATCTGTTTGGACAATAGTTTATGATGCAATTGAGGTTGTATCTATATTAAACGAAGATAATTTGACTTCCAAGAAAGGTTATTTCTATACCAAATCTAGTAATTTGATAGACATTTGGGAGTACAATATTAGAAAACACAAAGGTGAAAATAAGACAACCTTCAAACAAATTGAAGACCCCAACTTTTATACTCACCTTATATCAACTGAAAATGAGTTACCAACATTTTATATTCATTGTGATAAAGAAGTTCCATTCGAGGAAACTTTGTTACCATTGATGAAAAGAAAGGTATTGTCGTATATTTTTCAGTCAAAAAACTTAGCAATAAGGTAATATTGGAAATTGGATTATTTGGTTGTGTTAAATTAATTATTAAAAGTTAATAAACCAATAAAACAATTTTATGAAAAAACTTTTTATTTTACTTTTCGTTGTATTAGCAAGTTTACAATCTTGTAAACAAAAAGATTCTTGTGCTGATACAGTATGTCCAAATGGTCAAGTTTGTGTTGATGGAACTTGTCAAGGAGCAACAACTAATGTTGTAATATCATCAAACATTAGTTCTAACACAACTTGGACAGCAGACAATGTTTATGAGTTGGGTGGAAGAATCACGGTATTGGATGGTGTTACACTAACAATAGAACCAGGTACAGTTATCAAAGGTCAAGCAGGTACAGGAGCAAACGCAACAGCTTTATTAGTTGCAAGAGGTGGTAAAATCAATGCTGTTGGTACACCAACTAAACCTATTATCTTCACATCTGTTGCAGATGAAATTACACCTGAACAAGTAGGTGCTGGACTTTTCATTAGTCCAAACCTTGACCCCGCAACACAAGGATTATGGGGTGGTGTTATTATATTAGGAAAAGCACCAATCTCAGCTTCAGCTAATGAAATCCAAATCGAAGGTATTCCTACTACTGACCCTAATGGTTTATATGGTGGAAATGATGTTAGTGATAACTCTGGTGTTATGAAATATATATCTATTCGACACGGAGGCGCAAACATTGGTAATGGTAACGAAATCAATGGTTTAACACTTGGTGGTGTTGGTAATGGAACAACAATTGAGAATATTGAAATCGTTGGTAATCAAGATGATGGTATTGAGTTCTTTGGTGGAACTGTAAATGTAACAAACCTTATTGTATGGTTTTCAGGTGACGATGCAATTGACACAGACCAAGCTTGGGCTGGAACATTAAATAATTTTATTGTAATTTGTGGTAGTGCAACTGACCATGCTTTAGAAATTGATGGACCTGAAGGTACTTTGATGGCATCTCACACTATAAGAAATGGTTCTGTAATTGGAAGTCCTGAAGCTGAATTGGGTGACTTTAGAGCTTGTCCAAGAGGAACATTCGAAAACATATTCTTCCGTGATTTCGTTGACCCAGCTATTGCGGGTAGAGGTGACTTATCAATATCAAACCCAACAAATTCTACTTGTTCAACAGATAATTTAACATCAGGAGTTTTGACTTTCTCAAACTTACAAGTTATACTTCCAGTAAATGTAACATTGAGTACCGTGTTTAGAAATGGTACGAGTGCTTTTGCTACTAATGTTGCAACTAGAACAATTGGTGCAAACAAATCAACATTCAATTGGACTTGGACAGAACAAGCAAATCTATTATTGGGACTATAAGAAATTAAAAACCAAATGAGAAAGGTTCTGACCAAAAGTTAGAACCTTTTTTTATTGTCAAAATCAAAATACTAATATGGAATCACTAAAACTAAGAGTAACTCTAACCAACACAAAGGGGTGGAAAGAAACGAAAGATGTCCACCTATCACATTACCTATCTCAAAAAGAAGAAGGAAACGATGTTTTAGATAAAATCGTTGAACAACTTATTCAGGATTATGAAAGGATGGGAAAAAATATGAATGAAAATAAAATAGAAAATCAAAAATGGAGACCGTAATCAAAACTTGGGAAAAGAAAGAAAGTGTTAATCACCCTTCTCATTATGGAGGCGCTGATAATGTTTATGAAGCGATAAAGGTGATAGATGCCTGGTCATTAGGATTTGCCTTGGGTAATACTGTAAAGTATATCAGTAGGGCAGGTAAGAAAGACCAATCAAAAGAATTAGAAGACCTAAAGAAAGCTTTATGGTATCTTCAACACCACATCAATCAATTAGAGAATAAATGAATACACCAATAAAATATTTCGGGGGAAAAGGAACAATGTTTAACAATATTATAGAACACTTCCCCAACCAAAATGACTTTAACATTTATTTAGAACCATTCGGTGGTTCCTTCTCAATAGGATTGAAAAAACCTGAAACTGAAATTGAGATTTACAATGATATAGAACAAAATGTTTATTCCCTTTATAAAGTTTTGTCGGATAAAGATTTATTCGATGAGTTCAAGTTCAAATGTGATTTAACTCATTTCTCCGAAGATTTAAGGAAGGAATTCAAAGATAAGTTGAAAGGTGACTTAACCACTTTGGATAGAGCATTTTACTTTTTTTATGTAAACAGAACATCACATAATGGTGTGGGTGGAATTACAATCAGCAACATAGTAAGAAGGAAGATGAGTAAATCAACTTCAGATTTTTTGTCTGCAATTGATAGATTACCTGAATTACACGATAGATTGTCAAAAGTAATTATGTTAAACACTAATGGAATAAAGTTGATTGAAAAATATAAGGAATATCCAAATTGTTTCATTTATGCTGACCCCCCTTATGAACAATCAACCAGAACAAATGCGAGATATAAGGAAGATATGGATAGAGATGGACATATTAAGTTTCTCGATTCTGTTATTGATTCCAAAGCTAAGATATTGATTAGTGGATATGATTGTGAATTATATGATAGATTGACTGATAATGGATTTATTAAAGTTCATTTTGATGTAAAAACTGTTGATGGTAACCATAAACCTAAAACCAAAACTGAAACTCTTTGGAAGAACTATGAATAAAGTTTATTAAAAAAAGAATAAAAATTTTTAGAAATGTTTTGGTTGTAAAAATATTTTTCATACATTTGTAATTAATCCACTTGTGAAACTATTTAAA